ATAGCATCTTCATTAGGACTATTAGTTTTCCAATAGTCCATAACTTGCTCCCCAGTTGAATCGTCAATGTAGTATGTGTATTCACCTATTGTAATATACATAGACTTATCACTCCTAATATCTATTTGAACTCCTTCTCTTACATCTATTTTCATATCTCGTAGCTTTTACCGTTAATTGTAATTCTATAGGCATTGTCTAGGTTAATGAATCTATACTGATTCTTTTCTAGGTCAAATACTCTCATCTTCCCAATATCTAATGGATGGGAGGTTTTTATCCTCTTACCGTTTGGATTAAGATGTTTCTTAACTCCACTACGGCAAATCATCTTTCTTTTAGTTTGGTCAGCTTTAACAAACTCAATACTAAATATTAAACCGTTAGCTGATTTAATTGCGTTGTAAACTTTCTCTCTTTTATTCATCGTTGTTCTTGTTTAGGTTATTACAATGGTTAGCAAATACATCTGTGTTGATTTGTAATATTGCTCCATTCAAACATACACTTTCTACTTCAAAGGATCTAACAACTCCATCTTGGTAGTGAGGTATTTCAATATGCTTCCACATAAGGTTGAGCAGGTGCTCCATCTGGTTAAGCGAAAGGTCTTTGTAGATTTCAAGTACCTTTTCAAATTCTGTTTGTTCCATAATTATTGTTTTAATATTTGTTCAAATATAAATACTTTTTTTAGAACTGCCAAATAAATTATAAAAAAAAGAGAGCACCGTTTCTGATGCTCCCTCCCAAATCAATGAAAAAAGGTCTAATAAAGACTTTACTAATATACAAAAATTATTTAACTATATACATCCCTCTAGGAACTGAACGAGTAAGTAAGTATTGAATTCCGTAACGAGCTGCATCTATCAGGTGGTTATAGCTATCTATAGGCTTGACTCCATTAACTGCCCAAACGTAATTATTAAATTCTTTGATGAGGTTTTCTCCTTCAATATTTATATTGTAATCTTGCATCAACGATATACCTGTAACAATAGAACCTTTTGCTTTTATTGTTGGAGTAATATTAAGTGGGGGAGTTTTCATCTTCATCTCGGACAAAAGACGTGGTTCAGAGTTATCCGACACTATTAAATTTCTACCTGCAATTCTCACACAGTAATCATATATCTGGGAGGTAACTAAACCTTTTTTATATAAATGTTCTTTTAACCAAATAATTTTTCTTTCTTTGTCAACTGCGATTTCTACAAGTGCAGTAGGATCATTAGAGAATCCAAAGTCAAGACCGTATATTGAATCTATATCCCTATTGAACTCACCGACCTGCCAATGTTTGAATATAACACCCTCTGCTCGTTGTAGCCATCCTCCCATTATTTGATGGTGGTACTTCTCTGGTCTACGTTCCTTCATTCGCTCTATTTGATTCACAAAGGATTTAGAAAGGTGGTCTATGTTATCTTGATAAGTTGTATGGATATAGGTTACTCCCTCTCTAGTCCCATTAAATCCATCAGGTATAGATCTGTTCTGGAAGAACCGTTGGTATATCCAATGTTCTTTTGTCGTAGGGTTCAGAATCAATATACAGCGGTTTTTAGAGGTTTTACTACGGATAGAGTAGTCTATCTTATCGAAAGACAGTTCGTCCATTAGCTCCTCTGCTTCGTCCAATACAAAGGTGTTTATTCCTTGTATAGACTTGAGCTTTGCAGTTTGGTCTCCAGATGCTGTTTTTATCCCACTAAAGTATATGGAGCTCCCATTGAGTTTATTGGTTATTTCAGTCTTGGTTATTTCAAACTGATTCTCTATTCCCATCAGCTCTAGTTTCTCCCTAAATTCTGGGATAATACTCATAGAGGCTGAACTCATTGTATAACGAGTGAATAGTGTTTTGGTGTTTTCTTCGTAGGTAAGTAGAACTAAAAATGTATTAACGGCAAAAGATTTCCCAGAACCTCTACCTCCTGTGATAACAAAGTATCTGCTATCAGTATTAAATAAGGCTTGGTACTTTGGGTTTAAATCTATTTTGTTTGCCATGTTCTAGGGGTTACTTCTGGTTTAACATAATATCCTAATATTGGATTCACTCTATAGTTCCAAAAATCGTAAGGCATTTCTTTTCCTTGACCTATTATCTTTTTCCTATTCGCCATTATCTTTTACTATTATAAATATCCTCTATCACCTTGTTTCTCTTTTGCTCCTCTTTTGAATTAGTCCTCCATTTACGTCTCCTTCTTAATCTAGACAGCTTTCCTTTTCTACTCATACTTCATTATCCTTATTAACACCTCTCTTTGTCTTGGAGTAGGCATCTTTCCTCTCTTGCCTATAGATATAATAAAGTCCCTATCCCTTTGATTTGTTGTTCTTTTTAGTAAAGCTCTCAACCATTTAACAGCTTCTTCTGTTAAAGGTCTCCTACCCTTATCACCAGCAGGTCTATAATTTATACCATACTTATACCCACTACAGTAATTAGACCTTCTCTGGTTGCTAAATCTATCCCTCGCCATCTTTTATCTCTTCGTGATCTACATCTACCACTTTAGGCTTACCAAAGTCTACAACAGGAATATTCACATTCGTATTAACATTCAGCTCCTGCTGTTCTTTAGGTTTCCCATACCGATACTCCCATAGCATCTTAACGTAATTAAAGTTCCCTTCAGAGGCTTTCTCGGCTATAAACACCCAAGCCTTCTCTTCGCTCCCAAAAGCCTTTTTAAGAGCCTTTAAAGTGAGTGCATTGGTTTCCTTCTCTTGAATCTTTCTGGGTCGACCTTGACCTCTGTAGACTCCCTTTACAGCCCCATTGTTCCTTCTCCCATCTAATTTCTTTGGTTTCTTTTCTTCCATTATCCTATTACAAATCCATTGCTCTTATAGTACTTTTCTCTAGCATCAGAAAACTCTTTTAATTTCTTATACTTCTCGTTTATCTTTTCGCTGTCTACAACTAAAACATTGTGTATCTCCTTGAGGTTATCATACTTGTTTTTAAGCTCATTGAAGCTAGTAAGGAGCTCAATATACTGTGGGTTATCATTTTCAGCATCAGTAAACTTCTCTGTGAGTATCTTATCTACAGAATCTAAAAACATACGGTTTATGGTAATGTAATCTATTCTCAATGAAGAATCATATTCCATATACCCTTCCAACTGTTTTATTGAATGGAGAACCGTTGCATGGTTCTTATTGAATGTATTAGCTATCTCCTGAAAAGACATTTTTGTATTGTCTCTCAATAGCTTGTAAAATATAGATCTAGCTAATATATATCTACGCTGTCTATTTTTTCTGTTTATCGATAAACCAAAATAGTTATTTACTATAGTTGATGCTATCTTCTTTGTTTGTTTGTTAACTACTATCTCCTCTATCAAATTCATAATCTTTTTTTCTATAATCTTTATATGCTTGTGCTACCCCACTACAGCATTCGTAGTGTTCTATGTCTCTGTAGTAATTAAGAAGATGACCTACCTCATCCTCTCCAAGCAATCCCAAACACAACGAAAGGTAGGTGTCATCATAACATTCTTTCTTACTAAAGTACATCGTATAAATAAAATTCTTTTACTAATTTCTTCTTCTCCATAAAAAAGTCTTTGTATATTCTTATCGCCTGTAATGTTTTATGTTTACCAGATTGATAAAAATCCTTACTACATTCAAATATACCAAGACCCTTACTAAATTTATCCACTACAACAAAAGTAAAGTTCTTATATGATATATCAAACAAGGTGCAATAGATATACATCTGCATATCGTAATTCCACTTATCAGCACTCCACTTAAACTTCTGGAGGTCTCCTGATGTAGTCTTTAAATCCACAATGTAATCACCTCCAAGAATATCAGCTTTGGCTCTGAATGGTATATCAAATATTTCTCCTACAGCAGGAACTTCTGTTCTAGCTCCTCTCAACATATCATTACATTTTGAATTACCTATAACTACCTCCGATAAATCTTCAGCATTCCATCTCTCTTTCATTGTATAAACCTTACTATGGGTAGATAACGCTTCCTTGTAAACTTTACTGTTCTTACTAGCAACATCTACAAAGTGTAAGTCTTTCCATTTTTCAGGCTCTAGTATCTTACAATGGAATAACCATCCATCTCTCAAGGCTTGATTCTCCCCTGATCTCTCCATTAAACTGTCTTGATACTTCTTTGGTGAATCTAGTAGTTTGGAACAGCTAGAGCTAGACAATACATTACTCCCAAGATATCCATAATAGAAATCATCATCCATCATATTATCTAATAGCTCTTGCTTGTTCCAGAACTTACCATCAAGTGTTGTGATTGTATTCAAACTAATATTGCTTTAAGGATTATCTTCTTCATCTCTGGAGATACTTCAGGATCAATTAAGTCCTCTTGGCATTCCTTCAGTAGACGAAGTCTCGCATAAAACTCAACAGCATTATCTTCGTGATTGAGTTCTGCTAATAAATCTTTTGTTCTTCCCATAATTATTGTATTTGATTTAACATAAACTTTATTGCCCTTTCTATATATTCTATACAGAAAACGAACGGTGTTACTAGAACATTTAAGATAAAGTCAACTACGAATAATATAAATATCCCTAGAAAGATAGTAAGGTTTTGGGGCTTGAAAAGGATTAACTTGAATATCTTCATTGTCTATCTTT